GTTTTACTCAATATTAGTTGAGTGTAGCGTCATTACCGTGGAGGTTCTTGACCTTGAAGATACGGTAGTACTGATTGCGACGACGAGAAAGTGCTTCACCATCACCCAATCCGTTCGTTCCTCTTACGAATGGATTGCTTACCATACCGTAACGAGTCTTGAAGCCGATCTTTGGTTGGAATGTGCTTGTGTCAACTGCTCTTACCATTTGGAGAGGAACATATGGGCAGTAGAAAATACCAGCGTCATATGGACTTGTTCCCTTGTAGCCAAGGCAGATGAAATCAATTGGAGTGAAATCATTGTAGTCTGTTGGCATAGAATATGGGTCGATGTAGACCTTGATTCTACCTTGGTGGAGTGTACCAGCAAAGGTGTTTCCGTTTACATCGGTGGAGAGTTGTCCACTGAATGCTGGAGAGAAGTCGAGAAGACCGCTCATAGAGAGAGCAGCGGCGACATCTGGGGAAACGATTGCCATATTACCCTTACCGCGGCGTGTTTCAGCACCGATGACATTGCATTCTCTTTCAATTTGGAATGTCAAGCCACGGAACTTTTCAGCAGACCAACGACCGTCAGAGTCGAGTTCAAGATCGTATTGACCACCGAGAACTGCTGGATTGCCCCAGGGAGAGGTTGTCATAGAAGCAAGATCTGCTTGCTTGCAACCGAGTTTAGCAACATCATAGATTGTGCGGACTAGTTCGCGGTTGATTTCGAACATAATTTCCGTAGAAAGGATGTTAGCCAACTCTGTCTCAGCATCAAGTCCGTGAACGGCCTTGAGGTCTTGAGCGAGTTCAGTTGTGTATTCTGCCTTGAGAGCACGAGACTTAGCAGTTACGGATGTCTTCTCGATTGTGAAGGACATCTCGTTGAATGCTGCACCTGCTGGTGTCAGACTTGTACCACCAAGTCTTTCAGCAGTTGTTGTTGGCATTGGACGGCCTGCTTCGAATGCACCTGTGGTGGATCCTAATTCACCAGCAAAAATGTCATCCATTTGACCGTATACTGTGTTTGTGCTAGAACCAGAAGAGTTCAGTGCTTCATTATAGAGAGCCTCTGCACCTGTTCTATTTCCATCGGAATCTGTGTTGCCGTACTTGGACTTCATTGCGAAGATGAGTCCTGTTGGACCATTCATTGGTTGTACACCAGCGATGTCGTAAGCCATCAAATTTGGCATTGCACGACGAACAAGAGAGATTAGGATTGGATCAAAGGCATCAATACCTTGTCCTGCTGTGGTAGAAGCACCACCGATTGTTCCTAAACCTGTTCCTGCTATACCTTGAAGAGAATCTTCACGAAGGAATCTTTCTTGGTTCTCAAGAAGAATAGTTGTTACATTTTTCTTATACGAATCTTTGATTTCTGGGAGAGCCTTGTGTTCTACGATAGGCGCCCACTTTTTTCTTGTGCTTTCACAAAGCATTGTCTTATCCATTTGTTGTTACTCCTTTTAACCTAAATCTTTTAATATTTAGAATTTTTATTTTTGCAGAGATCTTTCTATTGCTCTAGAATAGATCTCCATTGAGGGTGAAATTTGTTCAATCTCTTCTTCTGTTTCTTCTTCAAGAATTACTCTTTCGAAGAGATTTTGTTTTGTTTGTTGTTTTGATTCTTTTAAAGTCTTCTTTGGTTTGGTAGTATTTACATATCCTTCTACCAAAACTGAAACTTTTTCAGAGTAGTCTTTTTCGGACTCAAATGCTACATTTTCAGCAAGGTGACGAATTTGTTCCGCTTCTAATGCAGTTAGATGAGATGTTTGCTCTTGAAAGATTTGTTGAGCCTTTAGAGACTTTATCTTGTTGATGAGGTTTGCATTTGTTTCAATTTCTTCATTCAAACGATTCTCAAGATGAGAAACGGCTTCTGATAGTTCATCAAAAACATTTGTTTTCTCCTCTGGAACTTCGATATAAGATTCTGTGAAAAGATTTTTCAATCCTCTTATGAAGTTTTCCGAAATTTCTGTGCGTAAACCGCTTTCTACGGCGATTTCGTTTTCCTTAATCCATTCCTCGACAACATAATTGAGATAAGTGTCTAACTGTTCTTCGAGTGTTTCCTTGACTTCTACAATCTTATCAGAGAATTGTTCTGCCAATTCTTCACGAAGAGCACCCGCAATCATGTTAATTTTTGTAACAATTGCTGCCTCATATAGAGAAGCCGCCTTAGAAACGAATTCTTCCGAAAGATCCTCGCTTCCACCGAACATTGCACGAACATCTTTTTGGAGTTCTTCCTTGTTCAAGGTTGGTCCAAATACCGATGGCATTTGTGGAGAAGCAGATGATGGTTTCATAGAAAGAGTTCCTGCTATTTGGCCTGGTCCTGGTCCAACATATTGTTTGGTTCCTAATTGGAATCCTTTACCCATTGCATCGTGTGATGATCCTCCGTTTGCATCAGACTCCAAATCATCACCAGAGGAAGGAACCCCACCTGTTGGCATTTGAGCACTTGCATAAGAAGGTTTCATATTTAAAGTTGAACCCAGATCGGATCCACCAGAAACTTTTGGTTCAGAAGTAGATTTCATTGGTGTGGAATCTTCAGAATCATCTTCCTCGTAATCATCTTCAGAATCATCTTCAGAATCATCTTCAGAATCATCTTCCTCCGTTTCATCTTCATCCTCTACTTCTTCGTAAAGGTCATCTTCGTATTCTTCGGTTTCTTCGATTTCATCGTTTGGATCTATTTCTGAAAATAGATTATCAATGATTTCTTCTGCAAGTTGCTTGGGATCCATTTAATATCTCCTTAGTAATGCCTTTTATTTATAAACCCGTCAATTTTGATAAGAAATTTTCAAATATTTTAAGTTTTGTTTTTTCTAATTCTCTTGATGATGCTTTGCTGATTTGTTTTTTATAGTTTTCCAAGTCAACTTGCTTGAAATTACCGTTTTCCCAAATCCATTCTCTGCCTTCCATAATACCATTCACAAATGCATTAGGAGCAGAAGGATCCGCAACAATATCTACTGCGGCGAGCATAAAGTCCTCTTGGACTTCCTGATAACCGTTCTTTTCGATCAGCGAACCCATACCACGGGAAGAAACACCCAGTTTAGCACCTTCATCCATAAGATTCTTAACGATCTTGCCGTATGGTGTGTCGAGAACTTTGGCTCTACCGCAAACTTGATTATTATCAAAGTGTAATTCTTTAATTATATGGGCAGCACGCTCAAGATTGACGGTTGGTCCTTCTGGGTGTCCCAGTTCACCTATTGCTCTACTTGTGTTGACATATTCTGTAATATAGCGGTTTACCTCTTTTTGCATGATGGGCATAGGGTAAACTCTACCGTTTCTGTTCTTTGCATCCGACTCCATAAAGACACCTTCGATGAAATAGTTCTTCTTTCCATCGGAAGATGCTTCTGTGAGGACACGAACATCAAGTGTTGTTTCGGTGATTAATTTCATCCGTGACCTTTCTGCTTTCCTCTAATTCCAACTTTTTTAGTTTTGGCTTCGTGAGGAGGCATACCGCCAGCAAGTCTTCTAGCAACTACTGGGCCTGGAACCTTTTCTTCCTCTATTTGCTCACCACAAGAAGAGCATTCTTCTTCTGAAAACATTTGTTGTGCTATTTCTTTCTTTTTCTCGACAAATGCTTGACCTACTTTGGAATATAGAGATTGATTTATTGCTTGTTTAAAAAGTTCTAAATCGCCGTTGATAAGATGTGTTATTGCATCGGACATAATTTACT